AGATTATTGTAAGCACAATGAATGACAGCACGCAGGTACGTTAATGGTTTTCTTTACTCGACTTTTTGGCCTTGTTTTACTCTTTTGTATCCTTGTTCTTAAATCCTATGAATGGCCTGAAAAAAAGTATTTCTATATAGAAATCATAGGCCTAGCACTGTGGACTTGGAGTGAGATGCATTGGCTTCGCAGAAGAAAACGCCACGACTCTTCCTCTCTGTCAGAGAAAAATAGAGAAATTTAGACGCTATGATATTTCTTACAGAATTTCTGCTTGGCAGCTCTTCCATAATTACGTAAAGAGATCAACAATGCTTTGATAAGCATGAGTAAATTTTTCGTAATCATTTCTGGCTAATCTTCATGCCATCTTTTTACCTTTTAGGACTGGAAATTGAAATCATTAAATATCAGTTACATGGATAGGATTGACCATCTGAGATTTTTTGCTGCCGTCATGCTGATGGTTCACCACTTTAGGGGTAATATTAATTGGGATGGGTCATATTCAGCCAATGCCATGATAAGGCTTTGGATGGAGAATGGATCAAGCGGGGTGTCTTTTTTTCTGGTTCTTACCGGATTTCTTTTCTGTCTAATATCAAATTGTGGTGAAAAGCAAATACGATACAGTGGATATCTATATAATCGCATATTGCGAATTTTCCCATTAATGATATTTCTAGTATTTATTGTTATATGCTGTAGCCGTCAGCAATCATCACCAATGGATATATTTAGAATTATCACACTTCAGCTTAATACTGGTAACTCATACACTGGCTGGGGTCATGAATTCTTTCCGTCAGGTCCAATATGGACAATTGCTGTAGAATTTCAGTTCTATCTGATATTCCCTTTTCTTGCTATGTTTTTGAACAAGTACGGTCCGAAGTATTTGATTGGGATCGTGATCCTGATGGTTGCGACACGCTTCAATGTGGCGACGATTAAAGGTGGCGAGATTTATTACAATATGTACCACACAATGGTTGGCCGTTTAGATCAATTTGCTATTGGCATGGCGTTTGGGTGTGCATATCAGAATGGATACTTCAAAAAGCTATCCAATTGGACTATTCTTATTGCTGTCTTCGCATTTGCCATAGTCGCCATGACCTATCTCTTTACCTTCAGCAAGACAACCATTGGATACAGCACCTGGTCATTTACTGTTGAGGCCATCTGCTGGGGATTGGTGGCAGTATGCTATTTGAATGCTTCTTTACCAGACATCAAACCGATCAACACTGCGCTTTCATACCTTGGAATGACAAGCTTTTCTATGTACCTGCTTCACCTTCCAATTGGGGATATGGTAAACAAGGTTTTTGGGCTCCATAACGCAACAACGGTAAGTGGTTCACTCGCCGAATCTGCGATCAGGATACCTATTATCGTGGCTATATCCTTCTTCACTTTTTACATGATCGAGAAGCCATTTATGGGCATGAGGGTGAAATACACAAAATAAACGATGGGCCGTTACTGGCCCATTTATTTTAATGCGCATATTAGGTGGTAGGCTTTTCCGGCCAGGTTATGTCAGGAGCTTTTGATGTGTCTATGTTTTGCACCTGTTGATAGTATTTCATCCATATAGTTAATGACGCCTTATCAGCGTCACTGATGATACCCAACATCAATTGAGTCTGCCATGGCTGAGTATAAGAGTTAGCTTCGGAAAGTAATGACACCTTAATAATTTGCGCTTGATTAACCGACTCTTCTTTCGTTATCTCAGCGGCAGGAGGTGGAGAAAAAACGCCATCTTTATATTTTCCACCTATCTGACATTCCCCTTCACTACACTCGATAACTTTTGTATCTTCATCTGGGCTCCATTCTGACTCTCCATCCCACAGAATAACATTCAAAATATTTCCAACTTCGTCAATGACAGCGTAATTTTTCATTATGCATACTCCCAAATTCTGCAGGCTCCTGGATAGCCCCTATTTCCTGTGTTAGCAGCCTGATTTTGATCAATATAAATACCATCTACAGACTTACCATAATTAGATCCTGGCATTGGTCCATTCCCGCTAGCACGCCACCCAGTGGAAAGTCCAAAACTAACCTGAATAGCATTCAAAGGTCTGATTGTCTCAACTGTGGAGATTTTTGTAGCACCAGCAGATATGGTCGGTACGGCAGCAACAGGCCCAATTGATGGTGTGATGGCACCGGCGCTGGGGGCTGCTGGATAGCTCCCACCTCCGCCTGGGCATGTGAGCAGAGAGCCAAACGAACTAGCTCCTCCAGAAGTTGCTTGAGTGCTTCCTCCCTGACCTGTCCCAGCAGAACCAATCGTCACCGATGTTGAAACGGGATTAGGAACTAAAATCATTGCATACGCGCCTTGGCAAGACGGGGAAGTACAAACCGACTGTCCGCTGCCTGTAGCTGTGCATCCACCACTTCCGCCTGATGCACCAACCAGTTCGACAATGGCAAATTTCGTTCCTGTAGTTGGATTATAGGTTGATGATGCAGTAATCATCTTTGGGCCACTTCCCAGCAGGCGACCAGGTGTTAATGCTCTTATAGCCACTAGCAGCTGGTTATTTGCTTCTTTGTTTAGGATTATGCCAGCCGACTCGATTACTGTAGCTAACTCTTCCTGAAGTGTATCGAAATAGTCAGCGTCAAGTGCTGTCGGTAGCTGTCCAGTTTGCGGGTTTCCCCCCGTGAAGCCGTTTTTACCCGAGCCGAATTTGTCCACCTGAGCGGTAGACGTGTCAATACGATGCATGGATTACTCCGTGTATAAAAAGATTACGTAGGTATGAGAAGGGGCAAGTTTGTTAAGCACACACTCGACTACGGTTTCACCCCATGTGCGGATGGAGTCCGTGCAATTACTGATGCAGGTCATAGGGCTGATTTGTGCTGCCGCCGGGATGTTCACGCGCCAGTAATAACGCCACTCATCGCTGTATAAAGACTCTGTGCAGTCTGAGATGCAGGTGAAATTACTTTTGGGGTAGCGCGTTATCGTAGCGTCTGTATAACCCAGCGCATCCAGTTGTGCCCGATAAAATGCTTCGTTTATGCCACCAGCCAGATTTATCTTTGCATCAAGCCGCTGGCGGCGCTGCGGCAGCGTCTGCGTTCCCGAGGGAGTGCAGCTGTCAGGCAAGCCTGTGATGCCCTCGTAGCGGTCTATGAGTTCAGTCACTGAGCGCGGGTCAGTTTCCAGCATCAGTGCATCAGCGCGTTGGTGTACGCGAGACATAACGGGAGCGAATCCCAGCAGCAGCTGGTCTTCTCCGTCCCACGCTGGCCCACGCGGCAGCAGCGCGCCCAGCATCTGCTCGTACTGCGCTGTCAGGTCCATGTGAAGTCTCCCACTACGCCCACTTCACCTTTTGCGATTAACACCTCATCGGTTGGACTAACCAGAACGTGGCTGTATTCCCCGGTCGCCAGGCTGATGGCTTCACTTATTCGGGATGGCTCAAGCGCACCTTCAGGCACACCATCGCGAAGATTCATCGCCCTTATCTCCGCTTCTACGGCCAGCCTGATTTCTTCGGTGTCGGGCGTCAGTCGGATGTGATAATCAACGACATGCGGCGTTGCGGCGAAGGCGTACACGTCCGATCCTGCTATCGGGGCAAGCGGTTCGATGTGCGCCTGAACTGCGGCCACAACAGACGTATCAGGTATCGGGTTATAGAGGTCGCTGTTTGCCAGCATGACGCCCACAGTGCCGCGACCTGACCAGTGCCGGTAGGTCCATGCGCGGGTTACGCCTGATACCTCTTTTGCCCATACCTCATAATCGGCGTCTGCTCCACCCTGTGGTGTGTAATACCAGCGCTCAATGATTCTGGCGCGCCATACATCAAGGTCTTCGATATCAGTACCGCCCTGAATGGCGTCCGCTACTCCAGCCGAAGCCAGACCCGTTACCGGACTGGTGAGGCGCATTGTGATGCCGTCATCAGTATTTCCGGTGACGCCTGCCGTATCGCAGGTGACTGGAACACGAAGTACGCCACCAGAAGGCGTAACGCTGGCAGTCGTGGTGAATGACACCAGATCATCACGCTGGATGGTTACGCCAGCATCAATGCCGGCACTGCCCGTTACGCCGTCCCAGCGAACATAGCCGCTCGCATATGTTGCTGCCTTGCGCGGAGCGCGCTTCATGTTCCCGTGCCGTATAAGCCAGTCTTCGTCCGCAAGGTCAGGAAGGAGATTCCGGGCAAGATAATCTATGTAGCCATATACGGTATGAACCGATGCGGCAATAACGCGGCTGTATACCTCGGCGTCTGTCCGGCGTAATTCGGCCAGGGTTGAATCAGCCGCAAGGCGGGTAAGAACATCGCTGCGTACTGCGGTGATCAGCTGCGGGAGTGTCGGGCGGGAAAATCCGCTGTCAGCCATTGAGTTCACTCCATAAGTCATCAAAGGAAAGCGTCAGGGTTGTGCCGTCCTGTTTCTGGATAACCGCCGAAGCTGACATTGCGTTGATGCCGAGCCTTTGCGCTGTCACATCCACCCGCGCGGCCACACCATCAGCCGTTAGCCACTGCAGCGCTTCTGTGATGTACTCGCGGGCCTTCAGCGGTGTCTGATTGGTCAGTTTTGAGCGCTTAAGTAAATAAAGGCGTGAACCGATTCGGTCATTCTGTACGGTTGGGTACGTGTCACCCCACCAGCCATTGACCTCTTCAGGCGCATCGTCTTGACCTGCTTTTCTCCAGGTGAAAAGTGAGATGACTACCGCGCGAGTAAGCGGGTCAGTCAACTGGTACACCGCCTGCTGCTTACCATTTATCGTAAGGATCATGATCCGCCCATTTGTTGCAAGGTTGCATCCGTTGTGCCGCCACCATCACCGTTTTCTTTATGCTTATGACCGTTGTAAGTCACGCGCATCTGGGCCATAGAAACGCCACCAGAATCACAGTTGTCGGTGATATTTCCGGTGGCCTCAATGTCCATTTCGAAACGGGCTTTAGGGGCATTTTTGAGGGTGATAAGTTTCCCGCCACCATCAACAACAATTCCTGACCGGGTGAGTGTTACTGACTTGGCTTCGTCGTCATAAATGGCAACCTCACCGTTCTTTAATCCTTTGAGGCGATAGCGACGGTCCGCCACCACCAGCACGACACCATGCGAGCGATCACCATCGAAGTAAGCCGCAACGGCCTCCGCGCCGCTCAGTGCAGCTGACGTAAACCCATAAGGCTCAAGATGTTCGATATCGCTTTTTCCTTCATTGCCCGGCATGCTGATTTCCAGCATCTGGCATTTACTGGCGGTGTCGATACCGCGTAATACCGCGCGGGCGATAACATTTGAAATAGCGCGATTAATCGCATTAAGTGGACCAGCCATCAGAAATCATCCTCCGCTGCGGCTTTTTTCTTACGCTTGCCGGGCTTGGCTGGCTCGGGCAGATAAGCATCTGCAGGGCCAACACGTAATTCACTGATGGTGCCGTTCTCATCCTGCTGATAAGTTACCTCCGCGATCACCATTTCACGGTTATCAAAACCCAGTACGGGGTCGAATACGTTCACCAGCATGTTGGGCTGCCACAACTTACCGTCTCCCTGATGCCACCCCTGAACGGTGTAAGTCACCTCGTCAGTTTTGGCCGCGCGCTGGCGCATCTCAAACTCGCTGCGCTCTGCGCAGGTTGCTGACGTGGCATTACCGGTCTGTCTGACCAGCAGCGGCCTGTAACGTGCAATGCCTGTATCTGTTGCCGTACCGCGAATGGCTGTTGTGGTTGCTTCGCCAAAATCATTGTTGTTTCCGGCGCGCATGCCTGATACCTGATAACTACTGAAGCGGTCTTTAATACTCTGCTCGCTGTCACAGGTCAGAATGTTTTCTCCCAGCACCAGCGCGGTTGTAGCTTTGACGGTACCTATCCCGCCAATAACTAAATCACCCGCTGCGTTGTCATAGGCCAGCGCCTGCTGCAGGCCAAGCATCTTATTCAGCACATCCATAACGGATTCACCCCGGTCTGCCTGCACGCCCTGCAGTACGCCGGACACGCCGCCCGCATCCACAACGTTTACGCTGAACGGTTTGGCGAGGTCTGCGGCAACCTGAACGATTGATCGTCCGTTGTACTGCGAGGGCGCAGCTGAGCAATCAACCAGGTCAGCCGTTTTACTGCGGCCAACAATACCCATTGAGATACTGTTAGCGTCATACCGAACAGGCGTTGCCTCCACCCATCCGGTGATAACAAGATCATCACCGATCAGCACTTCAACCTTATCTGCCTTCTTTATGCGGCTGCGCCGGCTTACCTGCGATTCATCACCCGGCCATAACCGGGTAATCTGGACGTTAAAATCCCTTGCGATACGCTCAATGCCGGCGGCAATACGGACAGAGGTCCATCCGCCCCACTCACGGCCATTAACGCGAAGAAGTACGGTTGTATTCACTGGACGGGCACTCTCAGGGTTTTAACCGGCACAAAGCCGGGGTGCCGAATGGCGTTGCGCGCGGTAATGTCATATTCACGCCCGGCATCGTCGTACCAGTCAGCAGCAAGCACGACTGCAGGTAAAACTTCG